GGATACTCTCGTTGAATATCTTTACGATTTCTTGTACCTGTGCTATATAAGCAATAGGCAACGAGTTAAGAATTGTGTTTATACGTCGTATTTGTTCGTCAGTTATTTGCATTAGCCTTTTAATAATTCAACCTCTGCTTTTAATTCTTTTATAGCCTGGACAAGAATAGGAACAAGTTTACCGTAACTCATTTCTAACTTATCAGGGTTTTCATCATAGACAAGCCTTAAAGTATCATCATCTACTGACTGTACTTCTTGTGCTATAAAACCGAAGTCTTTTTTTCCTTTATTAGCTGAATAAAATTCTACTTCTGTTTCGTTTCCATCTATGTCTGTATTTGTTCTTGTTTCAGCTCTGTTATTCCAAATAAACTCTCTTGGTTGTAGGCTGTTAATAAAATCTAATCCGTATTGTAAATCTTTTATTTCTGACTTATCTCTTTCGTCAGATAAAGAAGTTATAGAGGTAACTGCACATCTTAACGTAGCGATATTACTGTCTCCAAGAGTAATTTCATTAGATGCGGATGTACTTGATGCTTGTGCGTGATAGCCTATCATTGTTGAATTACTACCTGTTTGCATTTCATCTCCTGCCGAAGCACCTAAAGCTGTGTTTTGGTTACCTGTTCGCAAAGCCCTCAACGCTCTTTGACCAATCGCTGTACATTCCGAATTATCAGAAGTTCCTGATGCTTTTAACATTGCGTCTTTTCCAACGGAGGTGTTTTTTTGACCAGTTACATTTTGACCTGCTGCATCTCCTATATGTACACTATCCCATCCATTAGTAGTAATACTTTTCCCTGCATCGTGTCCTATTATAACAGTTCTAATTGAACTGCTGACAGCACTACCTGCGTTTTGACCTAATATAGTCAGCCTTGACCCTGAAGTAATAGCTTCCCCTGCATTATTACCAACAACAGTATTGTCTGAAGGGTTACTACTTAAACCGCTTGGAACGTTTACTATATAAGTAGAAGTGCCATCTATTAAAACATCACTTAAACCGTTTAAAGACGATGCACCACCACCGCCTAAATTGCTTGGTGCTATCCTTACGTTATCAGTACCCTCGAAACCTACTAAGAAGTCTACGTTTGCACTATCTGTTTTGAGCGTAAACTCACTAAATTTTTTATTTGCCATTTTTTATTCTTCTATAATTATATTATCCCCGTTTTCAGCTATTAGAAAATCTCCGTTTTCTGCTGTAACCCTGTTGAGGGTTTGTGCAATACTTTGGTAAATACTTCCCCAAGTGCTACTTACAAATCCCCAGTATGTTGTTTCGTATATCTTTCCGTACGCCATTATTTCTCTCTATATTTTTTATAACAAATAGCCAATGCTTGATCCTTACCGTATTCCGAACTTATTTGGACAATACATCTTTGTATAAATTCCCTTTGCTCTTCTCCTGATTTTGGTTCTGGTATTGGCATCTATTTAAAAACTGTTTTAGCTTAATTATGTTTTGTTTCTTTGGTTTATATATCATAATACCCAACTATTGAAATTATCTGACTTGTCTGGATACATACCCTCGTTATTGGCAGCATTGTACTCAGGATACAGGTCGTTGTTGAACGTCATATAATCTAAAAACCTCCTTGTGTAGAACTCTGCCTTATTGCGTGAGTTCTCTACTAGATATTGTACCTCTTGCATCGAGAGAGTCTCTGAAGACTCGCTACGATGCTTAAATACACCTCCATTACTAACTTGGTAAGATGCAAACATATAATAGTCTGACTGAGCAAACCAAATAAGCATCGGTGTTAAATATTCGTTTAGGAGCGTTTTGTAGTCTGCATTCGCAGGTAGGTCTACCTGGCCATTTACAATCAACTGTTGAATTTTGTCATACAGTACAGTACCTAGATAATTCTGTATATGGATATCTTGGCTGACCTCAATATATTGAATAAACTTGTCGGCATCTACAGTACCACCTACAAGCGACTTGCGCCTTAAATCATCAGTCGTTATGAACAGTGCCTTCATCTTCTTTCTTTTTAAATAGTGACTTTACTCGGTCTATTGCCGACAGCTTCTCTCCCGTTTCTTCTTCACGCTTAATCTTAGTCTCGATATTGTCTAGCTCAGTAAACTCAATCGGCTGTAGCGTAACAAAGTACAGGTTAAGGTCAATCTCGTTGAATGCCAGAATCATTTTAAGGCACTCTATTATCTTTTCTTGGAACGGTCTAATAACAATGTTATCCATAAGCACAGAAGCCGTTCTAAGCTCTTCTGCGTTGTTCCCAAAGCCTGTATTATCTTTTATTCCAAGCAGTATCGGAGAAACGACTCTGTGTCCAAGCATAATCTTCTCACGAGCCTCGTCAGACAGAAATTGGTATTGTGCGTGAGCGTCTGGTAAATGGATTGGCTCTATGTCTGCTGCACGTTCAGGGTCTTCATTAAACGCTAGTATAAACTTACCTGAGTTAGACGTTCCTCCGAACTTGTCTTGTATTTTGTTTTCTATAAGCTGTTGTGCTTCTTCGTCAGGAACTCCGTTATTGAAGTTGATTAGAAGTGACGGTTGAAGCCCATTAAGAATATTGTTTATATGGTAATTAGATACCTCCTCTTCAAGCGAGCAATACTGTAAACATCCGTGGTAATCTACAGGTGCATAGTAATAAAACCCTGGTCTGTAAGGACGAATAATATAAAGTTCTCTAAGCTCACTGGGTTTACCGTTGCTAAATGTAGGTATTCTTTTAGGGCTGTCAGATGGCTTATACTCACTCCACTTAGGGTGATAGTAGTATGCGTTTATTCTTCCTTCGTCTGCTTTCTCCGCTCTTAGCGTTTCCATAGGAAAATGCGTAAGAGAAGTGATTCTAGTTTTGCTTTTATTGTATACAACTTGAACGGCAGCTTGGCCAAGTAACTTGTAATCATTGACTAACTTTTTTACTTCTTCGTCTTTTAATATCATTTTGAATCTAGCAAACATCTCAGGCTTCTCCTCGCTGTCTGTTGCGCTTAAGCCCCTACCGTAAATCATATCTACGATACCGTTGATACAACAAGAGTTAGTTGGACTGCTAAGATAGTTGTCTATTAGGTCTCCGAAGTAGTTATTATCTTCTCCGTATGTTACCCAATCATTGCGGTAGTCTTCTTTTATCTCAGGAATGGTGTAGCCTTGCAGGTTAACTACTCTTATTGCTCCTTCTGATTTTTTCTTTCTGGCCATATTAAACTGTTATATATTTCTGTCCTGTTGGAGCAGCAGTGTGTTCTGTATATTTACCACTGTTAATTGTTTGTTTTTGCTTTCTGTCTGTCTGTGAGGTTACATACACCTTATCCCTAAAAAGCAAACTTGATCCTTGTTTCAGCTCCATAAAATAAAGACTACCTTCAGATAGTATTGAGAACGTACAAGGGATGCTTATGTAGTTACCGTCAATCGTTGAGGTAAGGCTGGTAAGCGTTTCTGTTTTGCCCGTACCGTCTTCTTTTATAACCAAACTAAGATTACTCGCCTCTACATAAGAGCGAGGGATAATCTTAAGCGTCTGTGAGCTTGTTGACGGAAGTAACACTTTCATATATATATAACTTAAAGGCCGGTTATTTGTTTACAAAAAAGCCCCACCGTAAGGTAGGGCCTATTGCGTTTAAGAAGGTACTATGTTTAAGAATTAGTTCCTACAGTTACAGTTACAGTAGCACTTGACATTCCTGCGTATGGGTCAGCAGCCGTTGGGCTAGCTACAAAATTAGCAGGCTTAGTTTCCTGTGCGGTAAACGTAAGCGTATATCCACTTAGGTCCCCCATAGCAGCTCCAGTTACAATTGTACCTCCAGATACATCAGCACCGTGCTCTAAACCTACCACCATAACATTTCCGTTATAGTCCTCTACAGCAATGTGCGGACGACCTGCAGCCAAGATTTTAATCTCTTTGTGGTCCTCTTTACTTAGTTTATGTAGAGTTAGGTTAAGTGTTTGCTCATAAAAAGAAGTTCCATTCTCACGAGAAGCATTAATTGTCTGCTCAAGAGAAGAATTTCCTTTTACTTCGTATTTGAAGGCAGTAAAAGTACCTGTCATATCGGTAATCTCATCGTCTGTCTGTGTAACAGTACCGAAATCACCGAAGTCTGTGAAGTATACAGCTCTTATTCCGCCTACTACATCTTTACAAGGTTCTTTACGCCCTCTAGTTAAATCACAAGCCATAATTATTTTTAGGTATTAAAAAAGGGCAGGTAGGCTTTAAGGCTTACCTACCCTTCTATGTTTAACAATTTATTTTACTATGCTAGAGTTTGTAACACAAGGTCACTACCGATGCCGTATTGTACACCTGCAGTAAATCGCATAATAACTCTTACATTTTGAGAACCGTCTAAGTCACCCATATCTAACAACTTAACTTCGTTGTGGTCAGCTAATAGACCTGTGCCGAAGTAGATGTTAGAAGCCTCGCCAGCAACGATGTGGTCAGATGGCATACCTGGTGTTTGCTGAACTTTGATACCTTCAAAAGAAAGTGCATTCCCCATATTGTACCACTGAGTTCCTTGGCTACCTGTACCAGCAGCACCTAAGCCTGAAGCACCAAATCCGCCTAATGCACGAACATACGCCTGAACAGCAGCAGTTGGAGCATAGATAGTTAAGTCTTCTTTACCGTAAACAGCAGAAGGAATAGCGTCAACTACATTTCCGAACAAAGTTACAATGTTAGAAGAAGTATAGCTAGTCTCAGAACCGTTAGCAGCGTCATTTACGTCAGAGTCAGCAGCCATAAGCACTGTAAGACCGTCAAACTCACCTGCATTAGCGTTTACTCCACCCCAAATGTTTTGCTCAGTTTTTTGTGCTACTTTAGCAGCTACGTGACCGATTAAGAAATCAGCAAAAGAAGGAGGTAAGTTGTCAAATGTAGAATATCCCATTTGTACTGCTTCCCAGTCAGAACGGAAGTCCTTCTTACAAAGCTCAAGGTTCACTTGGAACTCTTCAGGTTGAAGGATACGCTCAGTTAGTGTAAGTGTAGACGTAGGGTCGAAATCACAAGTTGCATCCTTTACGATTGCATCTGTAGAAATTTTCTTTACTACCTCTTTAAATTTAACATTTGGCTTTACGGTGATTGCACCTTCTGCCAATGTTTTACCGCTCAATAAAGCTGCTGAAATATATTTCCCTGCAAATTCACCAGCGTAAGTTGTTGTAATAGATGTGGTTGTTGCCATTTTTATGAATTGAATAGTTTATTAAATACAATATCTTTAGTAGTCATTGCACGTTTCTGTGCATATAAATTTAGGGGCTTCTTAGAAACCTCTGCTTCTGGACTGTGAGCGATTGGTTCAACAGCAGGCTCTTGATTTGCAAGTTCAGTTGGAACTTCCAATTCTTCTTCCTTCTGTGCGGCAAGCTCTTCAATCATACCTTTTATTTCAGCCATAGCTTTAGCAAGGTCTTCTTTCGTAGCATACCTGTCCATATCGTCATCTTCCTCCATTTTATCGTGATATCCAGCGTCAACTTCTTCTTCAGAAGCCTCAACCTCGATGTTCTTAACGTCTTCAGAAAGTTCTACTTGCTCTTCAACTTCAGGAGCAGCTTCTTCTTTTACTTCAGGAGCTTCAACTTCAACTTCATTGCTAAGTAGTACGTTCTTGAAACGCTCTACAATTTCGTTAGCTTTCATATACTAATTAATAGGGTTAAACAATAATTAACTATATATTTAACTAATGGAATAAGATACTGTTGTATTTTCAGGCTCTAGTTTTGCCTATGCCTTGCGCTCTAAGTGTACCGTCACAGCATTTTTTGCTGTAGGTCTTGCCATCTTTACATAAACATCCTCTACGACCGCCTCTTGGGCTAGAATATGATGGTGTCTCAAACTTCTTTCTCATTTTGACGATTTAGGGTGTTTCTTAGGCAATAAATCATAGTCTGTAGTATACTTTGCGTTTTGGGGTCTTCCGTTTCTTACTAGATACATAAAAGCATTTACTCTGGCGTGCGTACACTGTGAAGCTGACTTAACGTTTGGAGAGTGTGACGTATTAAACGCCCCTAAACCCCTCTGAAATACAGAAGATAACATTCCAACGGTTATTCCGTATCCTAGTTTTTCTTTATAACGCTCGTTAAAATCATCAGCCTTCTTTTGTAGGGCTTTTCTGTCCTTTGCAGATACCTTAGCACCTGTTTTTCCAGACGCATCGCCTTTAGCGGACCCCTCACCCTTTGGCCTAGGGTTCGGAGTGTCCGATTTGGGAGCTTTAGGGGATTTTTTTACTCCACCTCTTGGTCCTACTTCCGCCATCTTAACGCACTTGCCATAAACCTTTTTGTAACCCTTTGGGCATTTTTGTAACTCTTCTAATTTATGCTCTTTGCAGGGCATATACCAAGTCTTACCCTCAAAATCGTGTGTGTGATGTCCTTCACAGCCGATATCTTGCGCTGCTTTCTCTGCAAGCTCCTTTGTTGCGTATGCAAGTCGGTCATCTATGATTGCCATATCATCGCTTATCACCATAGATTCTAATTCTATCTCGCCTAACTCTTTTAGTTTGGAAGTAGCCCATCTAAGACCTGCTTTACCGCCCCAAGCATCATACATTAGCTTTCCACAGCCATCTGAGTAGCTGGTAGACACCTCTAAGTCTTTTGCGTGTCTTAGTAAAAAACTTCTCATTCTTTTTATCGTGCTTACACTCAAATTAGAACCCTTAGAGATTTGGGCAGCTCTTCGTTTTCCTATGGGCGTTCCGCAAGACCCCCACCCATTCTTTTTAGCGTACTCTAGAGCGTTTTTAGCGTTATTTCTGACACCTTCAGGATAATCTGAGTATGTTTCTAAATCTA